GCTTTAAGGCGGTCGGCGACGGGTTTCCATTCGGCACGACCAATAGTTTCCGCCAATCTCCAATAAGCATGGATGCCACGACCCGAATTAACTACCGTCGGTAGTGGTAAATTTATAGTTTTGCAAAACTTTTTGAGTTCTGTTAAACCAGTAGTTTGGTCTAAATAACCTTTGCCACTTATATCCTTATCTACTCCGCAATCAATATCAATCCAAAATGATTTGAAGTATGCACTATTTTTCTGCGTGCGACCGTCTTGGTCATTCTCATACTTGGCACAAGCAAAATAAGTTTCATACTGATCATTGACTAGGTTTGCTATCTCAGTTTCTGCTTCTTCAATAGATTGAACAAACGTCTGTCTTGGGCGCCCCTCTTGTTTTAAACCAACGATGCAATACCATCCTTCTTGCGGTAGCATTGCATTTAATAAATCTATCGTTGCCATATCACCTCAAAACCGAGAAAGGAAGGGCAGCAGGGAGATCGGCTATCTCCTTTTCATTCCGTCAAACTAGCTGCCCCGGGGGTAAACTATTTATTCAATAGCTTTTCTATTTGTGCGACCGTAGCTTTGTGAGGCATTACTATTCCGCTAAACCAGTTGTATACAGTCATGCGAGAAACACTAAACTTCTGTGCTACATGTATTACTGGAATATCGTTAGCAATGCAATATCTACCAAGCTTGACTCCAATGTGTTTAGAATCAGCAGCTTTGTTAGCTTTCACAAGCCGGTAGCTATAGCCTCTTAGACTCATGGTTATTCCTTACTCCAATTATCCATAATAGATCCTAAGTCTTTTTTAACTGCAGGCTCCGCCGCTTTCTTTTCCGGGCGCTTCTTTGGCTCCTCAATTGCAGCTTCAACTAACTCAGGTTCAGACTTGGCTTTTGGTGCGGCTAACTGTGCTGGCTTATCGTTTTTAGTAAATACAAATTCAATGGCTCGTTTAGAAGCAAGTGTGTCGCCTTGTTTCTTAGCTGTTTCCCACTGCTCTTTAGATAAAAACTTTAACGGCTTAAAGAATAACTTAGCTGTATCGCTATCAGGGTCAAAACGCATTTCAGTAGTAAGTGTATTTAAGTTGTAGCCTTGTGAGCCAACGTACTTAACATACTGCTCAAATGGCATATGGCTTAAATCCCCTTTACCAAAGATCGACTTGGATGCAAGTTGTAATTGATATACATCTCCACCGATATCATCAGCAAGAGCAACAGCAACCCTGCGGAAATGACGACAAGCACGACCTCCACCAGCACCGGAGCCTTTAACGTTTTGTGGGCATTCTGCGCAATTGTGGTGCTGAGGTTCTTCAGCAGAAGCATCAGGCGTAACGCCATTATTAGACCAACAATCTGGAATAGCAGCATCTTCTTTTGGATTGTAAGCTTTAGCATAAAAAGTCCTTGATACGTCCTTAGCTGCGTTAACAATAACTACATTCAAAGTATCGCTATTGCTTGTAAGAATTTCTTCCCCATTAACAACCATGCGAAACTTACCGCCACGTAATGAAATACGCTTACTGCCCGTGTTACCTACAAGAGCACGTGTAACATCATCTAGTTTTACGTCTTTTAGGTAGTCTGGTAAATCTTGATTAAATAGAGTGATTTCACTCATTTGCTTCTCCTTACTGTAATCGAGTGTTCGCTATCCACATTTATCCCGAGTGGTAGCAAGTCGGGGTTTTCTTCTAAGAATTGCTTGATATTTGTTTGATGTATACGCCTTTCTAAAAGCTCAGGCACATTATGTTCAAACATAAACTGGTAAAACTTTTCCCAATCATTAGTCCAGTAACGGCTTTTAACTGAACGCATAACTGTGCCGCAAGGTGTTTTAAGACTTGTTGCCCCAGTAGCTTTACATACATCTAACATTTGTGCTTCAAGGACTTTGAGTTGTCCTTCATAGTCGGCGTCAATTTCATCCGCTTTTTTACGAGCATCATCTCGTGCGTCTCTAATCTTAATATAGACTTCGACAATTTTATCTACGCTTATATCTGACATACCTTCCTTTCTTTTTTATTATAATAACACAACTATTTACTTTGTCAAGTGTTTTCCTCGACTTCATTTTTGTATAGGTCTATTAGTTTATCATGTACATTAAGCTTATTTTGTAGCATGTTATACAGTCTAGCTTCTACGGGAGAACCCTTAATATGGACTACAGTCATAGCGTTTTTCTGTCCTTGACGGTCAATACGTGCATTGGCTTGTAAATAGGTTTCAATTGATGTAACGGGGCTATACCAAATTATTGTGTCCGCCGCAGTTAATGTAACGCCATGTGCTGCTGCTTGTGGTTGAATTAAAAGGACTTTTGGATATTCTGTCTCTTGAAATCTTTTAAAAATATCAGTTCGTTTAGAGACGGGAACAGCTCCATTTATGATATCGCAAACAATACCTGCCCCTCTCAAATGCTCACTGAGTAGTTCTATTGTATGAGTAAACGGTACAAAAACAAGCACCTTATTGCTTGACTCTTCTATTACTTCTGTGATAACTCGAAGACGGTTAGAAACATCAAACTCAATAACAGCACCGGTATCAGAATACACAGCACCACCACTGATTTGCAAAAGTTTATTAAGGTTAACAGCAGCATTGACGGTGCTAATTTCTTCACCATCTGCGACCATAAGCATTTCTTTTTTGAGAAGTTTGTAGTATTTTTCCTGTTGCGCAGTAAGGGGGGCGTCCCGAAAAACATGTGTAACCTCCGGCAAGTCTAAACATTCTTTTTTAGTAAAACGTATGGCGGGTTGAAGCGCATTAAAAACTACTTGACTTGCTGTTGGTTTTGGCATCCATTTAAACTTATTAATATTAATCATGGTCTGGTCACGAAATGCCCCAAAGAACCTAGGCACCCGATCAGGAACGCATAACTTAGCTAAGCCATAAGCATCAGTAGGGTTTTGTGCGGCTGGTGTACCCGTCATCATCCATAGCCAAGTATCGGGAGTAATTAATTTGCTAAGGGTTTTCCAACGCTGGGTTGTTACAGTCTTGTACGCATTAGCTTCATCAACAATAATTAAATCGAAGCTACCTTCAGCAATCGCTTCAGAAACAATCTCAACGCCATCGTAGTTAATAATAATGAAGTCGGCGTCGCCTTCTATAATAGCTTTTCTCTTAAAACGGTCTCCATAAGCGACGTCTACTTTGCGATGTACGGCAAATTTAAATAGGTCTGCTTGCCATGCCGACTGCATGATAGATAACGGACAGATAATAAGAACTCTTTTAATAGCGCCTTGCTTTAATAAATAATCTGCTGCCCATATAGCCGATGCAGTTTTGCCTGTGCCTTGTTCATTAAATACAAAAGCACGGGGATGCAATGTTAAAAAGTTAGCCGTGTCACGCTGGTGCGACATTGGGGGGTAAACCCCCGGCCAATCATAATCACGCTGAATTGGTGATGGAACTTTATCGACTTTTAATTTTGCTAATGCTTGCGCTTCCTGTAAACCCCAATGCACTACAACTTTGTGCATATCGCCATCAGTTTCAACAATCTCGCTTTTTTTAATACATTCTGTTACAAGGTGAGGTCTTCGGGTGTTAATAACTAACGCTTTGTTATTTATTATTTCCATTTTTCGGTCGGTTCTTTTTAACTGTATGGTCTGAGTTCCGGCTGAATGAGCGATTGGCGCTGGGAGACTTGAGCTTAAGGTTTGACGCAGCGTTGGAGCCGCCTTTCGAAAGAGGGACAACATGGTCAATATCCTTCCCCTTGCGATCCACACCCTTCTTGTCCATCGCATAGCGTGCCCTCTCCCGAGCATTGCGGGATGGCTGCTCCCCTCTCTCCTTCTGTTGCTGATATTCTTTCTTGTAGGGGCGGGGCTTGTTCACATAAGGCATAGCGATCTTCCTCTTTACGGTAAATATAGACGCTTCCGTCGCCTAATACTACGTATTTTGGCACATTTTCGCTATTCTCGCCATAGTGTTGACGTATAAACGCATCCAAAACTGCTGTTTCAGGGTCTATATTGATATGCCCAGCAAACGGGATAGGTTCTAAATTAGTCATATAAAGGGCTACCCCAAAACTTGCTTATATTTGATATGCCTATTACATCAGGTTCTTCTTGGTTTGTTATGAATCTGCCTTCTGTATCAGGTGCTACATATAAAGTACGCCAGTCTACAAATATAGTCTCTTGATGTTCACAGCGTTTTTCCTTTAGCATTTCAATTTTGTACTCGTGTGTGCAATCTAAACAATAATTATTGTTATCCATGGGATGACCCACTTTAGCAACAGTCCACATGTACTCATTATATTTTTTTTGGCTTTCAAAACAAGGTGGGTACCAGTCGGGGTTGTATTGCTTAATAGTTATTACTGGTCTATTGTCCATTTTTTTCTATCCTTTCAATTTCACG